GTGAGCTACCGCCACCTAAATACTCCGGACGCTGCAACCGCTGATCCGGAGACGAAACGCCGAAATGCGCCTTAATAACCTCGGTATAACGAGTACCACCGCGCGCATCGCGTTCCAAAATCTTCTGAATCTGAAAAGCCTGCCTAAGCTGATTAATAGTCGCTGCAGTAGCCGTCGACAAATCCGCATACAACTCCGTCCCAGCGGCAGGAGCGCTTGCCGTATCCAAAGATAACGACGCTACAGGAATATCCATTAACTCCAACGAAGACGTAACAGAAGAAAACACCGTAATCGCCTGATTATTAATTGCATCCGTCACCACCGGAGCAATCGTCCCCAAAGGCAACGACACAGAAGCACCTTTCTGCGGAGCAGTCAAACACGACGTAAAATAATCGTGCCGCTTACCGCGAGACTGCAACGGAAACACCGTAAAAAGCTGGTCAGCATCCGTAAGCGGAACCGTCAACGAATCCTGCAAATTCTCATCCCTAAACCAATCGTTCCAAATCAAATTATAGGCCCGATACGGCAACTGAGAAACACCAGCAACGCCTAAACCACGCGTCGGAAGACCAAAATAATCCGACAGCGAGTTTAACACCGGCGTAAACCCGGTTAATACCGGGATAGTAAAACTCGTGGAATCCCCAGGATCATCCTGGGCACCACAAAACTTCTCCCAATTCTCCCAAAGAAGACGATGCGGAACCGCAAAAAAGAACGTCTCCATAAACATATTATCCATAATCGGAAAAATCGGCGTAGCTAACCGCGCAAAACCTGTCATGTTCAAATTGAACGTATCGCCAGGCAACGCCTCATCAATAAAAATCGGAACCAACAAACCTGCATCGAAAGTCGTCTTATGGCCATGCGACCTATCAAACGACGAACGAGGAATCTCCGCCTTCGGCACCTCGGAAAACTTATGTTGCATGACGCTCCGTTGCTTCATGAAACCACCTCTAACGGAAGTTGAACCTGATCAAGATCAACACCCGGTACCAAAATCTCCAGCCCGTTCACAATCTTCACGGCGCTGGGGGTGCAACTAAGAACACACACTGAATCATCAAACGTCCCAAGCTCGAATAAAGTATAATCACCAGGATGCTTACCAAACTGATGATCGTTAGAATTAACACAGTCACCAAAAACCCGAACGGCCATAGCCGTCTCAGCCAAATAAAAAGGAGGCAAATAAGCCAAAGCCTTCCCATCGAAAATCGAAAAAATCTTAAATTTCATAATCACCTCTCCCGCGTAAAAAATTCAACTGAGCCTCCTTACAAATCTCCCGAACTCTCAAACGCTCGGGAGTACAATCCTTCCTAGAAAACCTCAAACGCTCCGCCTTAAGCCGAGCGAAATCCGCAGGATCACCCTGCTCATACAAACAATCATAAAACCGCGGCGGCCGCATAACGCGCCCCCGCAAAACAACCTCATCCCTGGGAAACACATCACTACAAAACCGGTCGTACCAATCACGACCGATCCCAGGCCGACGAGACATCGTCGCATACTCGGGAACCAGCTGCGTCAAATCCCCCGTGACTTCGTCACATGAAAGATAATGCAAGTCCCTCTCAACGCTATCGCCGAGGACTTTCTTCATAATATAACGAGCCACATAAGCAGCAGACTCAAAAGTAACAGCGCCAACGCTGCCAAAACCAAAACGCCAACAGTTCTCAAGAACTTTCGACGTATAAAGACGTTCACCGTTAGAAATCTTAAAAAGCTTCTTATCGGCGAAGTCAAAATTAAACAACAACGCATGATAATGAGGCCGCCTAAACTGCGACCCATACTCCCCGGAATGGTAGAACCTAATCCGACGCTCAGAAAAACGTGAGCGTAACCGCTTCATAAAATCCTGAAAATGCTTCTTATTCAAAGAACCATCCGAAGGCAAATGATCGTCATCATAAGTAAGCGTAATAAAACAATTATCATCGTAAAGCGACGCCTCGTGCGTACACCTCATAGCCCACTGTCGCGATCGCTCAAGCCGGCAGCCCCTACAGGAGCCGCACGGCAATTGGAGACTAAACCCGACCGCAAACCGGGCGTCAAATAACATCCGCCCATCTCGACCCTTCCAGGCCGTCAACGGTCGATAACAAGGCACCAACTACAACCGAATACCACCGCGCATCGGACGAGCGCGAACATTCTTCCGATGAGTACCGGATTTCCGCCTGAAATCCTTCCTCGACTTACGCCGAGTCATCTTCTTCCGATAGGCCATTACAACCTCCAATAAAAAAAAGGGGCAGTCAAAGACTACCCCAAAAAGGACTGAACACCAAAAAGCTGTCAGTCCACACAGTTATATCAAGTGAAAAACTGTGAAACGGGCGCATACCGCCCTCTAAGCCGCACCCGAAGGTGCATCAGGCTCCTCCACAGGAGGAGCCACCTCCGGAGTAATCGGAGCAGATTCCGCAGCAGCGGCCGGCTCAGCGGACCGCACACTCCCCGGATTCCGGGTCGCCAAACCTAGCGCAATCATCTCCTCCTGATTCTCCGGATCTTGTACAAAATCCAAAAACTTACCAGGATCACCTTCGAACCGCTTACGCGTATCCGCAGGCAAATCCTCAAACATCTGTTCCGCCTTGGTGACAACATTCATAGCTTCATGAAAACTCACCGAACTAGCAAAACCATACTCTTCACCGTGCTTACCCAAATGATCTATTAGCCCTGTCTTAATATACCGGGCCATGATCTTATTAATATCGCACTCATCACGCATAGCCTGCTTAGTTCTACCGTTACCCTTAAAACGAACCTGAACACGCGGACCTAACTTAACAGATGAAAAAATCTCCATAACTAATCACCTCGAGCCTTCGGGTCTCGAACAACAATACGTAGTCCCGTACCCGGGCCTAAAACGTCAACGCCGCTCGACATCTCCCGCCGAACACCACTAGCAGAGCTAACATTCATACCTCTGCCAAACAACTCTTGAAACCGACGCCACGCTTCCTTCAAAGCAACACGACCTCGACTTTCAACCAAACCGCCAATACGACTCAACCAATCTCCAACTTGCGCTGGACCTCCAAGAATACGAGTTTGCTCACCCGTCAAAATAGACCTCGCGGAGTTCATCTCCGCTTGAGTAATCGCAACACGCTCAGTCGCCTTCATATTCATAATCTCCTGCCTCAACTTCCTCGCCTGCAAAGCAGTCGATACGGCAGGAGTAACAATATCCATAACAGGCGCTTGCGCGCCACCAGGAGACGAAGCACCGGAACCACCAGTTCCAGACAAAATAGGATTCAAGCCTGCGGCTCTCAAATCCTTAACCTCCCGCTGATGCGCGGTCGAACTCATACGCTCCTGAAAAGCCATCTGCCGAGCAGCCTGCGCGGACGCAGCGCGATTCCGCGCGCGCCCGCCAATTAAACTAGCGGCTCCGCCTACAACAGCTGCCCACGGAAATGCCATCACGAACTCCTAATATAGTCGTTCCAACACGGCCGACAAAAACCCCGAGCATTACAGGCCTTCACCTGACCACAAACCTTACACTTCGACCACATTAAAAGTGATCGATCATGCCGGGCACACCGAACAACGGCATCGGCCGAGCACAACGTAACGAAAAATACGAATCAAACAAAAAATGCGGTTCAGTAGGAACCGCAATAACCCGATCCACCGGAGGCGTATCGGTAATAAACGTCGCATCCAACACTGGAAGCGACGCAAAATCCTGTGCCAAATGCCAGGAATCCAAAGTACCAGCCGCATCGGACCTAAACAAACCCGAAATCTGAGACGGCTTATACCGATACTCCGCATACCGCTCCTGGTAACCAAACACATTATTGTCAATACCGCCGTTCTGCCAAAAAATCTCCTTATTGAGCACCGCCTGCTCGCCAATATGCGACAGCGCCGGCCAATAAAAATCAAAACGCGTAGCCCGCGTCCACATACGGTTCAACCCTTGCTGATAATTCAAATCAGCGCGAACCGAAACCAAACCAATCAACACACAGTGTTCCGTAAACGACTTCGTAAACCCATGATTGTGCAAAGACACCGTTCCGTACGCCGCTAAAGTACCTTGCGGCGTCGTCGCCGTCTGCGAAGTCTGCGGAACCTGAGAAATAACAACCGGTGAGCTACCGCCACCTAAATACTCCGGACGCTGCAACCGCTGATCCGGAGACGAAACGCCGAAATGCGCCTTAATAACCTCGGTATAACGAGTACCACCGCGCGCATCGCGTTCCAAAATCTTCTGAATCTGAAAAGCCTGCC